GATCTTGAGCGCGCCCGTGAAGCCACTCTTTACCTTGTCGGCCAGGGCCACGGCCGCGTTGATCAGCAGGTCCGGCGCGGAGAGGAGGCCATTCGCGAGGCCCTCGACGATCGAGAGTCCGAGCTCCTTCCAATCGAGGCCGCGGATCCAGTCCGCCGCTTTCACGAAGGCGTCGACGAGGCCGACCACGAGCGCCCTCGAGCCCTCGAGCATGGTCTTCACGAGCTGGAAGGAAACGACGAGGCCGAGGACCGCCGCGGTCAGCACCGTGGCCGCAGCCTTGCCCGCCCAAAGCGCGGTCGCGATCCAGTCGATGTCCCCTGCCCCCTTCTTGTCGAAGGTCTCGGAGAGGACCTTCCGAAGCTTCAGGAACGCGATCGCGCCGGTGAGCGCGCCGATCACCAGGCCCTTGAACAGCGCGTTCACGAACGGCGCGCCGTCGACGAAGACCTTCGTGAGGCCGTTGCCGAGGGCAGTGATGAGCGTCTTGAGCGCCGAGCCCGTGACCGTCGACTCGTCGAAATTCTTCGCGAACGATGCGACGGCGCGGAGGAGCGGCTCGAGGTTCACGTCGCGGGTGAGCCCCACGAGTGTCTCCTTGAATTTCGCGAACTGCGTATTCATGTCCAGCGCGCGGCGCGCGTTGATCTCGCCGAAGCGCTTTTCGACCGCTGCGCGCAGCGCCTTCGCGCCGTCCTCGAGCTTCACGCGCCCCTCGAAGAGGGCCTTTTGCGCGTCCTTCACCCCGACCTTCATTTGCTTCGCGAGCTCGCCGGCGACGCCCTTGAAGTCGACTCCAGTCCCAATGAGCTCCTGCGGGTTGATCTGGAGCCGCCCGGCCATCTGCCCGCGCGTGACGATGTCCTGGAGCCGCCGCCCGACGTCGTCCCCCATCGCGTCCGCCGCCTGGCCGACAAGATTGAAGGTGTCGACGATGGCCTGGCCGCTGAGGCGCGTCTTTGCGAGACCGAGCGCGAGCTCCTGGAGCTTCTCCCTCGACGCGGTCACCTTCGAACCGAGGTCCGCGATGTGGTCGCCGAGGTTCTTCGCGCTCGCCGCGGTCCCCGTCACCGCCTCGCGCACGAGGTTCGCCGACCGCGCGGCGTTCGCGCTCTCGAGGAGCCATTTGCCGAGGGCGACGGCGCCGGCGACGACGGCCACGGTCACCGCCGCGACCGCGGCCGCGAGACCCGCGGCCGCCAGCGTGAGCAGCCCCGCGGCGCCGCTCGAGCTGCCGAAGACCTCCCCGAGCTGCCCGAGGCGCTCTTTCAATTCTGCCACGGGGCCGCCCGCGGCCTTCACGGCGGACGTGACCGCCTTGGTTTTCTGCTCCGCGAGCTTCTCTTGTTCTGCGGCGAGCTTCTTTGCCTGCGCCGTGAGCTTCTCGTACGAGCTGCCGGCCTTCACGATGGCGAGGCTCGCTTCGGAAATGGCCTGCTTCTCCGCCTGGATCTTCGCGGCGAGCTCGGACTTCGCGGCGCGCACGTCGGCGCTCGAGCCGCGCAGGTTTCGCAGCGCGCCCGACATCTCCTTGATCGACTGCTGGCCGTCGGTAACGCGCTTGCGAAAGGACTCGAGCGCGTTCGCCGCCGCGAGGGCTTCGTCCTGGACGTTGCCCTCGAGGTTCAGTGACCAGCTGGCTTGCTTCTCACTTGCCATTCGTCCACGCCTTCCGAAGCGTCCGCATGTCCCGCAACCCCTCCGCCAGGAGCAGAGCGCCCGTCCTCGCCTTCACCGGATCGCCGTCGCGGCGCACAAGCGCGTAGAGGCAATCGGCGGCGAGGAGCGGGAGGCGCTCCGCGTCCTTTTGGAGGTTCAGTATTTTCCCTGGTCGTCTTTCTCCTTGGCCCCGAAGAGTGCGAAGAGGGCGTGCCCGCAGCGGCCGGCGATCTCCGGCCTTCGCGCGACGAGCTCGAGGTATTTCTCCTTCGATGGGTGAACGACGTTCGGGAAGACGAACGCGTGGATCTCCTTGTCGGTGATCTCCTTCGCCTTCGTGATCCGCTTGTGCTGCGAGCTGTCGCCGAGCTTCACAGCCACGGGCCCGTCGATCGTGGACACGATCTCGAAGGCCTTGCCGCGCTCGCCGTGCTCGCGTTCGAGGCGCTCTTCGAGCTCGAGCTCCTCGAGCTCGAGCTGCTCGGCGCGGTCGGCGCGCTCCTTCTCGCGTTTCTCCTTCGCCTCGCGAAGCTTCGCGACCCGCTCGGCGGGAGAGACGTCCGGTGCCGGCGCGGCCGCCGCCGGCGTGGAGGCCACGGCGCTCACAGCGACACGCTCCGAGTCACGCTCCAGAGGAGCTGACCGTTTCGCGTCATGGCGAGGGGCCCGATGGTGACGTCGACGGCGGCCTCGTCAGTGCCCTCCGCGATGGCATCCTTTTCGCCGTCGATGGTGCATCCGGCCCACGCGATGTTCACCGTCGAGAGCGGGTTCAGCGGCTCCTCGTAGGTGAGCATCATTGGGAACGACGCGTCACCGTACGAGCCGAGGCCCAACGTGGTGAGGGCCGGCAAGAGGAGGTTCGTATAGTCGTCGAGGAGAAAGCGGACGGTGACCGGCGAGGGCGAGTATTTGCCCGCCGTCTTTCCGAGCGGCGTGCCGTTCCGCTTCATGCCGTAGACGATCTTTCGATCGCGCTTCTGTTCGTAGTCGAGGCTGAGGGTCCCCGTCATGGGAACGCCGGCGACCAAATAGGTCGTCGAGTTCCAGGAGAGGATGAGATCGTTGAGCCGAAATAGGTCCTACATGGTTCGTCTCTCCTCTCAGATCGTCACGGTGAAGGACCGGACGAACTTCGCGTTCACGCTGAAGCCCTTCGCGTAGGCGAGGGCCTGGATCTCGATCGTTCCCGTGAGGGTCGCGCCCTGGTTCGACGAGAGATCGTCGGTGCGCGACAGGGCGAACTTGGCGCCGCTCACGCGACGAGGCGTCACGAGCTGGGCGTTCAGCTCCACCTGGACGAGCGCCTCGAGGACGCGCGCGGCGCCCTCCTGGATGTACACCGCGCCCGTGTTCGGATCGGCCTTCGCCTGCTTCGGGATGCCGCGCGAAAGCTGCGTGGTGAGCGCCTGGAACGCGAGCTCGCACGCCTTGTTCATGACGCGGGCGTGCTGGAGGTAGACGTAGTCCGACCCCGGCGACGAGACGATGTTCGCGTTCGTGCAGTAGACGCCGGTGCGACTGTCGATCGTGCGGAGCGTCGTAAGGCGGATCGCGTCGAGGCCCTGGTAGGCGGCCTCGTTGTGGTGCCGAGGGTTACCGCGCGAGTCGAGGATCGCGCAGTTGCTGAGGGCCCCCTCGGCAACGTACGCCGGATCGGTCGAGATGTCGTCCCCCATGGCGCGCGCCATGACGAACATGGACGTAGGACGAGCCAGCTTGAGGCCCGTGAGCGTCGACACGGAATCGCCGACGTCGGCGCCGACGATGCCGCGGATCGACGCCGCGCTCGCCATCGCGGTCGTCATCGCGGTGAGGTATTGCGCCTCGGTCTCACCCGAGTTGATCGCACGCGCGTTGAGGGCGAAGAAGCGGAACTTTCCGACCGCCTCGAGGCCCGCGAGCCACGTGTCGAGTGCCCCGACCTCCGCCGCGCTCGACGCCGTCGCGTCGATGCGATCGACGATGACGCCCTCCCACGGCAACGCGCTCACCCGGAGCGCTTCGAGCGCCGTTGTGATGTCGCCGCTCGTGAGCTTCGGTCCGGTGGTCGTGAACGTGACGGTATCTCCCGCGACGAGCGTGTTGCTCGTGTGCGTGAAGTCGATCGAGACGCCGCTGTTCGGGATCACGAGGGTCGTCGCCGTGCCGAGCGCGATGATCGCGCTCGTGGTGACCCCGCCGTCGAGCGAGTAGGTGTAGCTGACGCCCGACAGACCGAGCGTCCCGCCCACGACACACGTGACGATGACGTTGTAGTCGTCGTAGGGGAACGTGCCCGACGTCCCGCTAGGCGTCGTCGTCCCGGTCCCCGTGAGGGTCATCGAACCGTAGGCTCCGGTCGTCGAAGGGTTGCCTCGGATGCAGACGACGGGATTGCCCGATACCTGCATCATGTACGCGGCGAGCTCGGGGAGCGGTCCGTTCCCGAGGTCGGTGTGCGCGAGCGTCGGGTCCGTGTACATCGCCGGCGTGTTGAACGACCCCGCCGAGCACACGGAGATGATCGCGGCGATCCCTGCGACGCCGGGGAGGACGACGCCGGTGTTGCCGTCGGACTTGCGAATCTGAACTTTCGGCAGCTACATGGCGGCTCCTTTTCAGTCGGGGGTTTTGCGTTCGACGACGGGGCGGGGAGTGCCGGTCGCGAAGGGCAGATCGAAGAACGTCGTACGAAGAGACAGCGGGATGCGGATCTCGCGGCCGTATTGGGTGTCGGTCGTCGCGATCACCCAGATCGGCGGACCCCACGTCACGAGGCCCGCGGCGAGCGCCTGGATCCCCTGCATGACGTCCTCGAGGAGGCGCTCGACGGCCTCGACGCTCGCCGCGTCCACCTGGGGGCGCGCGGGGTCGCAGGCCCAGACCGAGACGAGGCCGACGCGGTTCCAGTCCCAGAGCGATCGCGTACGGATGCCCGCGCCCGCCATACCCGTCGTCGGGGGCGGGGTGACGTCGCGCATCCCGGGCCGCTGGACGGCCACGATCGGCCCGTCGCGTCCGCTATCGTCGCCGGGGCGGAAGACGACGCGGTTCGCCCCGCCGGGACCCTGGTTCGTCTGCTCGACCATGCCGCGCCATCCGAAGTCGACGCGCGCGTTCTTGCGCGGCCCCTCCGTCGTGAACGCCACGACCTCTCCCGTCAGGATGGTGCCCGCGCCCAGGTTGACGGTGACGCCGGAGGCCTCGCTCCACACAGCGATCGACGTCGCGGTGCCGAGATCCTTCTGGAGCTCGGTCGCGCCTCCGTCGAGGCTCACCGCATAAGAGATGCCAGGGGTTCCAACGGTTCCCCCGGCTGTAAAGCGAATGCGGACCTCGTAGTCGCTCTTTGGCGCCGTGGCGCCGGCGGTGACCGCCGCGGTCCCTGGATTGGTGATCGTCAGGTCGCCGTAGCTGCCCGCCACGGCGTAGGCCGCGAAGAACAGCGCCAGAGACTGCGCGAGGTAGACGAGGCCGCTCTTCGTCCTCATCGGCCCCCCACGAGGCGCTCGAACGCCTTGTCGGCCGCCTTCGCGACCGCCTTCGCGACGCTCGGCGGGGTCGGCCCCTCGGGAATGACCTGCCGCTTGGGGACGCGGGCGGTCCCGAAGTGGTGGTAGACGTCCGGGCCCGTCAGGTACACGCGGACGGTCGGCCCGGCGGCTTTCGCGGTGATGTGGTCCGCCGCGCGCTCGAGCGGCGCGCCACCGGCCTTCTTCTCCGGCCACGACTCGCCGTAGGGCGTCTGGCCCGCCCGCGCGGTCGCGCGGAGCGCCTCCTCGACGAGCGGCGCCGCCGCCGCGGCCACGTCGGCCAGGCCGCTGCGACCGACGGCCTGGAGCCGCGCGATCATTGCCTGGAGCACCGCGTCACCGTCCACGGTTCGAGTCCTCCGGCGTGGCGTTCTGGAGCTGGAGATCGGTCCACCGGTAAGGGCTCTGCTCGGAGTACGCGAGCGGCCCGCCCGCGGAGACCGCGGAGCTTCCGGTCGCCGGAAGGAGAGGCAAATCGAAGAGTCCCTGTTGCGAGTCGGCGGCCTCTTTGAGCTCGGCCTCCGCGCGCGCGGCCGCGGCCTCGATGGCCTCGGCGTCCTGCGAGCTCGTCGGGTTGTGCCCCCGCTTGGAGAACGCGTCGCGCGTCACGAGCTTCACGAGCCAGCGGAGAACGGTCCGCGGCGGCGTGGTGAACGGCACGGCGTACCGCTTGCGAAGACGGGCGTCGATCTCCTCGGACCAGTCGTCGAGGCACGCCTGCAAAAAGCCAGGCTCCGCCGCTTCAAGACGAACCACGTCGTCCTGCGGCATGATCGTCCGCGCCTTGAAATCCGCGACCAGCATGTAGCCCATGGATCACCGTGAGAAGGGGACGAGGCCGAGGCCTCGCCCCCTCCCGTTCGTCACGTCCGCTTGCACTTGAAGAAAGCGAACGGGTGCCCGTAGCCCGCGACGTTTCGGCCGTGGCAGTGCCACTCGAGCTCTCGCGCGCGGTCGAGGACCGCATCGACGCCCGTGCCTCCGCCGTTGCCCGTGTAGTACGTGATCGCGAAGGGCTCGCGGTCGACGTAGACGAACCCGCCGAGCTGCGACGAGGAGAGCTCCTCGCAGCCGATGAAGAACGTCGTATCGGACTCGAAGCCGGCGAGCTCGTCGGCGACGATCGGCGGGGACATGCCCATCGCGCTGATCACGGCGGAGACGTCGGCGGACCCGCCGCCCGTCGTGGCCGCTTGCGCCAAAAACTTTGCGCTCGTCAGGAGGACGGCGCGCTGTTGCAGCGCGGGCGGGACGACGAGGACCTTCGGTCGCAGGAACCTCGGGTCGATGCCGTTGGGCATCTTGATCGAGCGGATATACGCGAACGCCGCCCCGAGGTTCTTGAGCGCCGCGTCGGGCGTCACGTTCTCGGTGATGTCGATCGCGCCCGGATAGGAGCCCGACACAGCGCCCGTGAAGAGGTTCTGGAACGTCCCGAGCCCGGTGTTCGCGGGGTTGACGGGATGGTCGCTCGCGAAGAACGCCTTTCCGTCGTAGGCCGCGCCGCCGACGCCCGTGGTGACGTGCCCATTCTTCATGAGCGTCACGAGCTGCTTCTGCGGCCAGTACGCCATGTAGGCGCCGATGTCCGCGGACCACTTGCTCGCGAGGTCGAGGCCGTTGCCGTCGAGGTCCTCGAGCTGGTTTCGGCGGAGCTTCAGGCCAGCCCCGGAATCCAGGTTCGTGAACGTGGTGTACGTCGACACCATGTCGTCGAAGGCGATATTGCCGCCGAGCCCTTGGGCTTCGATCTTCGCGGTGCTGAGGAGCCACGCGACGATCTCCTTCTTCGAGGAGCTCGGCCGGACCTTCATGAACTGCGACCACCAGAGGTTCGCGCTCATGCGCGCGTACTCGTTCTCGGTGATGGCTTGCATGTTGGATTCGAAGTCGAACAGGAACGAGGGGGTCACCTACGGCATGGCTCGGTCTCCTTCTGGCGATTGGGCCTACGTGTCACGGGCTCACGTAGGCGTTCGCGAACCACTTCCCGCCAAGCTTCTCGACGATCACCAGGTGCCTCTTCGAGGCGGTCAGCGCGGTCGTGAGATTGGTGGGTCCCGTTGCGTCCCGATACTGGACGGTGTGAGCGTTCTTCGTGCCGTCGGCGCAGAACGACGCGCGCGTCCCGTCCGCGGCGGCCGCCGGGAGCGTGATCGTCGACGCCGCGCCCGTGGTCGGCACGTCGTAAACGGCGTCCTGGATGATCGACGCCGGCGCGTAGTCGTTCGACGTGTACGAGCCGACGGCGGGTTGCGACAGGGCGGTTCCCGCGGTGTCGGTCTTCTGAACCGCGACCCCGTAGGTGGAATCGACGGCCCAGATGCGACCGGCGACCGAGCGGCCCGCGGCCGTAATGGTAACCGTCTGGTCGTCCATCATGTAGCCGCGGCTTCCGAGGTCCGTCGCCGCGACAGCGTCCGTCGAGGTCGCGTTCGCGAACCACTCGACGGTGATCTCGACTTCGAGGTCGACGTTCAGGAGCGCGTCGGCGCTCGTCGCGTCCACGGTCTCGGCCGCGACCCCGATGACCTGGAGGCCCGTCGTCGACGTCGCGACGACCACCTTCCCCGTCCCGGGGCTGATCGCGATGCGTGCGCCCTTGTAGGCCTTGTTACCGGACGCAAGCGTGAACTGCCGAAACTTCCACTGCTCGAACCTGCGCGCCTTTTCGGCAGCCAGCTACGTCATTGACCTGCTCCCTTCTTCTGCGCGAGCGCCGCTTCCGCGGTGTCACGGGTCATCACGCCGAATTGCACGACGTTGCCATTGCGCTTCACGGCGCTCTTCTTCGCGCCGAGGCCCATGCGCTCGTCGAGCTCGGCGCGGTCGGCCGCCGCGAGGCGCGGCGCGCGGTGCACCTCGTCGCTCCCCTGCCCCTCCCCGCGCGTTGCCGCGCCGACCGTGGCCGCGGCCGACGTGGGCGCCATGAACAGGAGAAGCTCCTTCACGCGCTCGACGCTCTGCGTGCGGAGGTGCGTCCGCTGGCTCTCGGTGAGCTCGGGATGCGCCGCGATGAGGTCCTCGACCGCGACCTTCTCGTTCTTCCGCTCGAGCTCCGCGATGCGTCGGTCCCTCTCGCCGATCTGCGACAGGAGCTTCGCCTCGCGCTTCGTCGCGGCCGCGGAGCTCTTCTTGTCGCCGTCGTCGTCGGCCGGCGGGGGCTCCTTGTCCTCGTTCGACTTCTCTTCCTTGGCGGGCGGATCCTTGTCGTCCTTCTTGTCGTCGTCGCCGCCGCCGTCGAGGGCCTTGAGCGCCTCCTTGGCCTTGTCGGCGTCGTCCCCGTCTCCCTCCGCCATTTGCTTCAGGGCGGCGATCAGTTCCTTGTAGTCCATCGCTTTTGCCTCCGCGTCCGCCCGCTGGCGGTTCTCTGTCTTCCCGCTCGCCACCATGGAGAGCAGCTCGCTCTTGGTCATGACCGCGTCGGCCAGGCCCACCGTCACCGCGCGCGTGCCGTGAAACACGCCGGCCTCGAGGCTCCGGACGCTCTCGACCGTGATCGCCCGCGCCTCGGAGACCCACGCGAAGAAGTCCTCCGCGAGCGAGTCGACCTGCGACTGCGCTTCGGCGATGGCACCGTCCGTGAGGGGCGCATGCGGGTGGCCATCGGCCTTTCGCGCGCCGCTCGCGACCACCGCGAACCGCAGCCCCATCGCGCGATCGGCGGCCGTTTGGTCGACGAGCGCCTGGATGACGCCGATCGATCCCACGAACCCCGACGGCGGCACCACGATGCTCTCCGCCGCGCAGGCGAGCGAATACGCGCCCGAGGCCGCGAGGCCGTCGACGAACGCGACGAGCGGCTTGCCGGAGGCCTTCGCCATGGCGCGGAGCTCGCGCGACGTCTCGTAGCAGCCCGATACGTCGCCGCCGGGGCTGTCGAGCTCGAGCACGACCGCGCGGCACGAGCTCGCGAACGCGGCCGCGACCCGCTCGCGGACCGCGTCGTAGCTGTCCCAGAACCATTCCGGGTGATGCGTGAGGGGACCGCAGACCGACACGACCGCGACGCCGTTCACCTCCTCGAAGGCCTTCGGCTCGACGATCTCGACCTCGAACTCGAGGCCCCACTGCGCCGAGGCCATCGCGAGCATGCCCGGCTTGGCGAAGCGTCCGCGCTTCATTGGAGCATCCCTCCTTGCTCGAGCTCGTTCGCGTTCCGGTCCGGCGCACCGTCACCGTCGGCGTCGCCGGCAATGGGAATGCCGAAGCGGTTGCACAGCTGCGTGATGTCGAGATCGCGCCCGTAGGCCTGGAGCGCCTCGCGGAGGACTTTGATCGCCTGACCCATTTGGTTCATCGACTCGGCTTCCGCCTTCAGGTCCTTCGGCGGAGTCACGTCCCACTCGACGACCGTGCCCGTGCCGAGCCGTCCGGCTCCCCAGCGCTTCGCGATGAACGGCGGGAGCGTCTGCGTGTTGCACGTGTACGCGATCGACGTGGCCGTCTCTTTGACGAGGTCCGCCCGGATCGAGCGGTGAATGTCCGCGTTCGCGAAGCCGGCCCCGCCGTCGGTCGTCACGGTCTGGCCCGCGATGTCGACCATGAACTCGAGGTTCGAGCTGTCGATCGTCGCCTGGTACGACTGATAGCCCTCGCCCTTGGACTCGATCAGCTTCACGTCCCAGCCGGGCGGGAGCTCGAAGACGGTATTGAAGCCCCACGCGATGAGGCTCGAAATCATGCCGCGGCGCTGCCCCTCGCTGGCGCCGAGCGGCGCGATCGCGGCGCGCGCGGGGTTCGCGAGCTTGTGCTCCCAATTGCTGCGCGCGAGCATCGCGTGCTCTTTGTTGATCCACGCGCGTCCGAGCGCTTGCCACTGCCCGTGCTGCCACGGCGCGACGCGGCCGCCCGGCGTGTGCAGCACCCACCGGCCATCGCCCGGGGTGATCGGGATCGGGCCGGCGATCGTGTTGTAGTACCAGCGATTTTCCGCCCACCTGTACCGGAGCCATTCCGGATCGAGCCGGCAGAGGACGGGGAAGTCCCGGCCCTGCACCGGGAGGAGCTCGCCGACGCCGACGCCGCAGACGATCCCATCGGCCGCCAGGAGCGCGAGCTCGGCGGGCGGGTGGAGATCGTCGAAGGTGCTGCGGGTGCCGTTCCGTGCCTCGAGGACGGCCTTGATATCCGCGTCTCCGTAGAACTTCTTCGGGAGGCACACGACCCCGCCGGTGCGCGTCGACAGGACGCCGCTGAGGACGCCGTCCCGGCGCATGGCGCGGTACAGGCGCCCGACCATGCCCATGTCGCCGGCGTCCGCGTTGGCCACGGTGTTGTCGAGGTCCGCGAGGTACCAGCGCGTCTTTGTCTGCGGCAGCGGCGAGAGCTGCCCTCCGAACGCGGCCCGCTGGCGCTCGACCCGCGGATCGTCGAGGGTCGGCCCGGCGTCCTGGGCGGGCGCCTGGTAGGTCGAGATCCCGAGGAGGGACCCGACGACGTCGCGCCAGCTCACCTACGCCATGCGTCCATCGCCGCGTAGGGGTCCATGGGTTCGCGCGCCTGCTCGTAGTGCTGCTCGCGCTCGAGCGCGTGGTGCTGCGGGGTCGTGGCCCGCGGGGTGTCGCTCTCCTCGCGATAGACCATCGGGTCCCAGACCGCCAGCGCGAGCGCGTCGGCGCGGTCCGGCGATGAGTCGAGCATCTTCCGGAGCTCGTCTTTGCCCGTGACCTTCAAACGGCCGGTGACGGCCTGGAACCAGGCGGGCGCGTGGAGCTCCTTCGCGAGCCGCGCGTCCGGCGGGATGGCGCCGTCGTCGCGGAGCCACGTGGCGAGGTTCGCCCAGAGCTCGTCGCGAATGCGGTCGTAGAGGGCCGGCTGCCGGATCGCCTTGTCGCTCGAGCGCACCTGCGCGAGGTCGAAGTCGTGCGTCCGTTCGGCGTGCGCGTTGAGGAGAACTCCGATCTTGTACCCGATGGGTCCCTCGCGATCGATCACCACGACCGGCCGCTCCCGCGGACGCGCGAGCTCGCGGATGATGCCGAGCAGGTGGACGAGGTGCGCGTCTTCGGAAAGGGCGTTGAACGGGAAGAGCCGGAGGAGCTTGCGGCCGCGGCGCGCCGCGAACACCGAGTCATCGCCTCCGAGCCCGGGGCCCGCGGGGTCGAGGCCGATGTGCAGGCGCCCGTCCTC